AAATCCAAATGCGTTGTTTGCATTTGCAGTACTAGGTCTTGGAGTTACTTGCAACTTCATAAGTTTATTATCAGCATCTGCAAAAGAAGAAATTACATATGAAGCATTTGTCACTGCTCCAGTAAGTCTAGCATTTGTTTTAAATGTACCTGTAATATCAGTTACAAACAATTGGTTTGATGTGTTGTTCCAACTACCAACAAATCCACTCGCGTTGGCAGTTGATAACTTGCTTCCAACGAAAACCAATTCACCAATTTTATACTGACCAGATCCACTGCTCAGTGTTATTAATTGTTCTTTTTTCTGTAATGCGGTGCTATCAAAAGTATTTGCGGTGACTTTGCGAATAATCTTAATGTCGTCATTAATATACCCATACAAAAATGCTTGTACGGTAAATGTTAGATTCCAAACAATAACTCGTGTTGATTCGTTATCAGAATCAACTCTGTTTTCATACGAAATAGATTCTAATACTATTGGCACATTAACAATGTCATTTTGAATGCCAGTTAAATTTAGTGCTAGTGTATAATCGGGTGTAAAGTAAGGAAGTATTTGTTCAATTAACTGCGAACCATCCTCTATATTGCGAACATATATGTTTAAATCAAAGGCAAAATTATATGGCGCTGCGCGCACTGTGGTAATTTTATTACCATCTTGTCCTGGTGAAAACAGTTCGTTGTAATTAGATATTTTTCTCAAAGGATCATATGTTATAGAAACCATCTCAAAAGCCATTCTAGGCAAATCAATTAATGTTTGTTTTGCTAGATTTGGATCTTGAGTTATGCGTGTGTAATATTTTTCTTTATTGGCATATGTTAGTGGGACAGTAACTCGTTCAATTTCAGTGTCACCATCTTTTGTGTATCGATATAATTTGAGATTATTGAACATAGTCCCAAATGCTACAACCAATTTTCTAGTTGTTCTATGATAGAAATGTCTAGAAGATAACATTATGGCTCACCGAATGGATTATTTTCAGTAAAGTCTATAAAGTCAGACGCTTCACCTTGAATTCTGACATTATCATCATATAAATCATTTGCATTTTCTTGGTCGTTTAATGCAGATATTGTCCATTGCGCGCCACTTGTAGAGCCAACAATTGCTCCAGCAGCGAATTCGCCTTTGATATTTCTAACTTTGACTATTCTAGTGGAAATATCCCAACCAGCAACATAACCCCTGGCAGTTGCAGCAGATAAAGATGTTCCTTGATATACAACTTCATCTTCTCTGAACGAACCAGTTCCGCCAGAAGCCAATGTAAAATTAATAGCAAATGCTACTTGATCAGTAATGTCATCTATTTCTTGTATACCAGTTTGAATTAGTTCGCCGTTGTACTTGAAGGCTTCTAAATTCAATCCATACATGTATGGTGCAACCTTACCTGCTTGGAAGAAGTTTTTTTCTTCTTCAACAAAACGAACTTCCATTAGTTTTTGTTGCACTGGAAGCCAAATTAAATCGCCTTCTTTTGGTAGATTGCGAACAGATGTTGGGATATATCTTTCGAATGTGCGACGAGCAACAGCAACTTTGGCTGCTTTTTGAATCTCTAATCCAAACTTGCCAAAAAATTCTTGGTTTCCTTCGAAATCATTGGAAGATTCTAGATACATCTCTATAGAATATGCTTTTGTAAATTTCTTCACAGGATCATCACCGTATAACTCATCATTAGTAGAGTGAGAATCTCTAGGAATATAATAAATATCTATTCCATGATTTTTAATTGATTCAATAATTAAATCTTCAACCAAATATTGTTCGCGCGTTGCGTTTTGATTGTTGAAGTATACACTAGTGCCCATTAGTTACCCCACAAACATTTGCGGTGGCAATTCATATTCATCTCTAAGTTGCTGTTCTAACAGTGCAAGTTCTGCAACAGCATCATTGTATATTTTTTCACCATTTACAACTAATCCACCAGGAAGCGTGTAGTTAGTGTATTTGGTTATGTTTGCACCCCATTGTTGTTTAAATGATGCAGTTGTATATGATTTTACCCATGAATCATTGAATATTTTTGTATAAGTTGTTGGTTCTACTATGCGTGTTGCTTGAAACACGATATAGTCTCCAACTGCCAATCTTCCAGTCCAATCCATATACAAATTTACTCTACCAACTTTTTTATTGAAAGAGAAAGGAATTTCTCCAGTAACAATCATATCTAGCATAGCCAAATGTTCTCTTGCTATGACATAATATGTGTATGAACTAGACAATAGATTATAAAAATCGTTTAAACGAATTTGATAGTTTATATCAAATATATTAAATCCTTGCGAACTATCTGAACTGATTGATCCAGAACTGACTGGAAGAAGTCTAGTTATTCCTATGATGTTGTCTGACACTGTGATATATGTGTTTGATATGTCACCATTAGTAACTTGATGAGCAAGATATATTTCTTCAGTTCCGTCATAATGGAACTCACGGAATTTTTGCAATGCGTCATCAATTCTATCGTCTAATTGGTCATCATCAACGTTGATGTCGATCACAGGAAATCCAAGTTTTCTCAAACAATAGTCTTTTAATTCTGTACGAGATGTTGGTGATGCCATTTAATTTATCCGTTCCATTTATTTTTTATATTAATCAGTATTTTTGCAGTTACAGTAAACTTTAATGTTTTAACACTAAAACATCGTTACTTGCTGCTCTAGTCTTTTTACTATTTATTAAATTAAGACCAAGAAAATCTGATTTCGCCGCGCGCACCTGGACCCCCTCCATCATCAATTCCTCCACCACCGCCACCGCCGCCAGGAATTCCACCACCACCAACAGGTCCAGGATTGCCACCATCACCACCAGCACCGCCGCCAGCGCCTATACCACCAGCATTACCACCATAACCACCAGCATTACCACCCGCAGCTCCAGCTTCAGAACCTGGATCTCCGCCAGTGCTAGATCCACCAGAACCCCCAGCACCACCAGAACTTCCGCTTCTTCCTCTAGCGCCGCCACCAGCTGTAAGTGTCGCCGCATTAGTTATTGTTGAAGCACCACCAGCTATTCCTTCCGCGTCAAATCCCCCAATAGATCCACCTGTTCCGACGCTCCAATTAAATGTAGTAATACTACCTGTGACTGACATTGATTTAATAACGTAACCTCCACCGCCACCACCTCCACCATAATCGGTATAACTGCCGCCACCGCCGCTACCGCCGCCACCCCACATTTTAATAACTACTGATGTCGCGCCAACAGGTGCTGTTCTAGAACCAGACCCAGAAGTAAATGTTTCAGTAAATGCACTAAATGTAACGCATTGCGCACTTAAAAAATCTAAAATATTCATCGTACCTGAAGTTGGAACGTTTGGCGCTACATCGTTTACGCTGTCAACGATACCAGCATTTTTTAAATATGCTCGAAAATTACTTGCAGAACCTTGCGGCGTAAATTCAGCTTGAATCTCTGAAAATGTTAACGGATTTCCAGCACTAGCGCTGCTCTGCAAAGTCATTCTTATTTTCCTTGAATACTGTCAATTTTATCGCTGAGTTCTTTAATCGATTCAATTAAAATTGGAATTAATTTGTCATAATTTACTCTCATGTATCCATCTTCGTGTGTATAGACCATAGAAGGATATAATTGTTTTACTTGATGCGCTAGAACACCTATTTGCAATTCTTCGCTATCACTCACACCAATATTTTTTGCTGTATCATTCCAAACGAATTCAACACCACTAATGCTCTTTATTTTTTCAGTAGCATTTTGAATATTGTTTACAACTGTCTTCAAATTTGCATCAGAAGTTGCTGCGAAGTCTGTAGCAGTCACCGTTCCACTTGATGGAACAAACGACAATTTAGTTGAACTTACAGTAGCACCAGAGAGAGTTCCACTAGTTGCTGTTGTTAGTAGTGGATAATATGTGGTGCCAGAACTTGTATCATTTGTAATTGATCCACCAGTTCCATTGGTTCCATTGGTTCCACTTGGTCCCTGGATTCCCTGGATTCCCTGGATTCCCTGGATTCCCTGGAGTCCTCGAATTCCTTGAGCACCTGTTGATCCTTGTGATCCTGTTGCTCCTTGA